TTGCACTTTGACTACACAGACTGGGCAATAGAAGATAAACCAGCACCAAGCTGGACATACAATAAGGAAACAGAAGTCTGGACAAAAATTCTTCCGTTTATTTCACCAGTTGTTGTAACAAACCTTGTACCACTTGAGGAACCAGCAGTAGATGAACTTACAGGGGGTAACAACTAATGTCAAGAACATGGGCACTCTTAGTAGATAATATTATTGGTAATGTTATTGTTGCAGATCAAGAATTTATTGAATCTCATCCAGATTTTTCTCAATTAGAAAAAATTGATATAACAGATTATAATCCACAACCAGGAGTTATGTGGAAAATAGAAGATAATAAGTTTATAGCACCAGATCATGTTAAGCCAAAAGCAGAACATGTTTTGGATGACGGACTTCTTGAAATCGAGGTAAAAGCATAATGGCAACATACGGAACGATTAATCAAATTTATGTACCAGGATTAGATACTGCAATTCAATCAGCAACAACAACACTTTCAACATCTGTTGCTGTTCCTCTTATTGCTGCTAACCTTGCAGGATTTTATAATGCATATGAAGTTTCAATTTTAAGCGGTGGAACTTGGGTAAGACCAACTAACAGCGCAGGTATAGCAGAAGTAACCCTTGTCGGCGGAGGCGGAGGCGGAGGTTGCTCTAACGGCTCAACTAACCACGGCGGAGGCGGAGCAGGCCAATTACTAAAAAGACTTCTTGATATATCATCAGTAGCAGTAGGTCAAGGAATTTCAATTGGTATTGCATCAGGTGGAACATGTAATGCACAAGGTGGAAACTCAACATTTGGAACTTCAGGACAGCCATTCTACATGGTTGCATACGGCGGAGGATCAACACAAGGTAACGGACAATCTGGTTCAAATGGAGCGGGAGCTCAAAATAGAACAGGAATTGGCTCAGGAGGAGGCGGCCAAGGTAACTGGCAGAACTCATGGGGCGGCGGAGGCGGCGGAGGCGGAGCTGGAGGCGCTGGAGAGTACCCTAATATATTCTTCTATAACTCTGGAGGATACTCTGGATACTATGGAGGATCAAGAAGCTCATCAGAAGGTTCATCAGGTGGTGGACCAGGTGCAGCTAACTCAAATGACTCTGGAAGAAGATCTGCTGGAGGACGTGGAGGTCCAGGCCTTTATGGAATTGCAGGCGGCGGAGGCGGATCTGCTAGAGGTGTTGGCGGACCAGGAGCAAACGGTGGAGGACAAGGCTTCGGAGATTATATCGGAACCCCTGGTGCAGATGGAAGAGCAAATACTGGTTCAGGCGGTGGTGGCGGCGGAGGAAACACTGCTGGCTCAGGAATCTGCAAAATTACCTATTGGGTAAAAGCTTAATAATTAAAGAAATAAAAGGAGAATAAAATGCCAGTATCAATGACCCCACAAGCTGTTACACCATCTTTGTGGACATACACATACCTTCAGGCCCCAATTAATGGCCAAGGGTTTACATACTTTAACATCCCTGTTGAGTTTTCTGATAAAGGAACAATCAACGCTGGAGGATCTGCAGCATGCGATCTAGCAGCAGCTGGTGTATTTAAGATGATTGCAAACGGTAATATGACAGTGTCATTTACAAACTATCCATCAACAGCAAAAGCTGCATTTTGGCAAGTTGAAATTAAGGCTGGCGGATCATATACAATTACATGGCCAGGAGTTATTAAGTGGGACGGTGGAGGAGCTGCAAACGTAGCACCACTCTTATCAACAAACACAACACTCTTGAACTTCTACACAAAAGACGGTGGAACAACTGTCTACGGCGGATACGCATTCGCTGATTTATACGTATAATAATTAAAAGGAGAATCCATGTACGCAATAGTTAAGAATAATGAAGTTACAAATATTGGTGAAATAACAGTATTGTTTCCTAATACTTCATTCCCTTCTAACGGAGAATATGGAGACTTTATAAAAGAAAATGATTTACATCCAGTTATTACTGATTTAGAGTATGATTCAAATACTGAAAGATTAGTTCCATGTGCACCATACATTAAAAGCAAAAAAGTTTATAATGTTGAAGTACAACCAATTTCTGCCGATGATCAAAAAGATATCTTGCTGGCGCATATCGATTTTGAATTAATATCTACAGAGGGACTTGAGACTAAATCAGATTTAGCTGCAAAAGATAAGCAGGCTTGGGTAAAGTATAGAGAAAAGCTTGTATTGCTAAAAGAATATTCAAATGTATCAGAGATTACATGGCCAGAAAAGCCTGTAGTCTATGGTGGAACAGAGGAAAACTAATTGTTACCTAATCAGCGTTCAAATTTTCGTAGAGCTAGATTTACAACACTTGGACTAAGACTTCACCTAGATGGAGCCCTTCCTGCCACAGTGGTTAGAGACGGATCAAACTTTGTTTCACAATGGAATGATAAGTCAGGCGCACAACGAAACATGGTTCAGGCAACACAAGCAAACAAGCCTTTGTTTTTAGCAACTGGTTTAGGTGGACTAGGAGCCCTTCAATTTGACGGTACAGATGACTTCATGACATTTTCTGATCAAACACTTGCATATATAGCATCTCGTTCATTTACTGTTTTTTACGTTGCATCAAAGCCTGCAAACGCTAACACATGGATATTTGGCGGTACCGCTACAGGAACAAGAACAAATTTTTATGCAGGAAATTTAACCGCAAACACACATAGAACTGGATTCTATAACGATGATCAAGGTTCTATTGTCACAGCTGCAGCAGCAGGAACAACTGAAATTTATACAATTGTTTACGATTCATCAAATAACCAAAGAACTATAAGAAGAAATAGAGTTGAAGTTTCACGTGCCGTAACAAGTGGATCGGTAGCCTCTATGACTGGCCAAGCAATTGGCAGATACATCTCTTCTTATGGAAACTTTAAAATTGGAGAATTCTTAATTTACGATAGAGCTTTGCAGTTTGCAGAACAAGAAACTGTTGAAAAAGATCTAATGTCAAAATGGTCTATAATCTAAGGGGGATTTAAAGTATGTCATATGCTCCAATTAGATTTGCAGGACCTTCATTAATTCCAGTATCTCCAGCCAAAATATACACGGCTGTATCTTCAATAATTATTAAAGAGTTTACTGTAACAAATTTCAGTAGCTCAACTTTGCCATTTAGTTTGTATTTGCTTGGAGAAAATGGCGATGCAGTTATAAATCTCTACGGAGTAAATAGATCAAGTTTAGATCCATACACACTTTACGGAAATGTAGATGTACCAAATAATACAACTCTTAAGTTAGAGCACTCATTAATTTTAAATGCTGGAGAATCGATTGCAGCAGTTACGACAACACCAAATTGTTATTCATTAACTATATCTGGCGTAGACCTTTCAGGAACCCTTTCAGGTGGCGGATCAACGGGTGGAACAACGGGAGCTTCAGGAGCAGGATACTCAGACATAACATCATTAACAACAAATGCAGTAACTACAGGATCAAAAGTATTTTATGTAAATAACAGCGGTGCATACGTTGCGGGTCAACGTGTACGTGCAATTAATCCACTTGCACTAACAACGTATGTTGAAGGAATTATTTCACAAGTTGTAAAAAATGTAAGCATAACAGTAGCAGTTGATGCAAAAAATGGAACAGGAACATACTCTGATTGGGTATTTGCTGTAACTGGAAATCCAGGAACAAATGGAACTGTAGGAGTTAACGGAGCAGCGGGGCCTACAGGGCCAACAGGTGCAACAGGTCCTACGGGATCAAACGGATTAACAGGCGCAACAGGGCAAGGCTTAAGTCTTCAAAACGTAGTTGCAGATGTTGCTAGTTTGCCAGCATCTGCGGCCCTTGGCGCAGCATACATTATTTCTGCAACACAAGAAATTTACATTTATAACGGAACGGCATGGCAAAATGGTGGAACTTATAAAGGTCCAACAGGATCTACGGGAGCAACAGGCGGAACTGGTCCAACAGGCGGAACTGGTCCAACAGGATCTAATGGAAGATCTATTAACATTAAAGGAACAAAAGCAAATGTTGCAGCACTTCCATCTACAGGAAACACATCAGGAGATTCTTGGATTGTACTAACAGATTTACACCTCTACGTTTGGGACGGAACGGCTTGGCTAGACGCAGGTCAATTCCAAGGACCCACGGGTGCAACAGGACCAGCTACAATTTCAGTGGGAACAACTTCTTCAACAGGTCCAACAGGAGTACCGTCTGTAACAAATTCTGGAACAGGAACGGCTGGAGTTTTTGATTTCGTATTACAGCAAGGTCCAATAGGAATCACTGGACCAACAGGAAGCGCCGCTACAGTTGCAGTTGGAACAGTTACTTCAACAGGCCCTACAGGCAGCCCACAGGTAACAAATGCTGGAACGGTTAATGATGCTTTACTTAACTTTATATTAAAACAAGGACCAACAGGCCCAACGGGCGCACCTGGCCCAACATCCATAGCATTGGGAACAGTTACAGCAACAGGCCCAACGGGAGTTATGCAGATAACAAACTCTGGAACAGCAACAGATCTTGTTTTAAACTTTACTTTATTGCAAGGCTCCGCAGGCGCAGTTGGTGCAACAGGACCAACAGGTGCAAACAGCACGGTTGTCGGACCAACAGGGCCTACAGGTGCAACAGGCCCAACGGGCAATAACGGAGTAGCAGGTGCAGATGGAACTGGAGTTTCAATACTTGGATCTTACGCTAGTCTTGCAGCATTGCAAGCAGCACATCCATCTGGTCAAACAGGAGATGCGTATTTAGTTAACGGAGAGCTTTATGTCTGGACAGGCTCGTCCTGGACTAATGTAGGAAGCATTCAGGGCCCTACAGGCGGAACAGGCCCAACGGGTGCAACTGGCGGAACAGGCCCAACAGGAGGAACAGGACCAACAGGTGCAAATGGATCCAGCATTCAGGGGCCTACAGGCCCAACTGGCGGAACAGGCCCTACAGGCGGAACAGGTGCAACAGGTGCAACAGGCATTGGTGCACAAGGACCAACAGGCCCAACAGGCGCAGACGGACCTTCTGGGGGTCCAACAGGCCCAACGGGTGCAACTGGTCCATCTATCACCGCTAATTATATTGTTACAAGCCCAGCAGGTGGCAGTTACACAATAGACGGTACTTCTAACAATCCAGGGTTAATATTACTAAGAGGACACACATACGTGTTTACAGTAAATGCAACGGGACACCCGTTCTGGTTTCAAACAACAGTTGGTGGCTATAATGCTACATATACTTACGCAACTGGTGTAACAAACGGTGGAGACGATGTAGGAGGAATTACATTTACTGTTCCCGCGGGAGCACCAAATACTTTGTATTACATTTGTCAATACCATTCAGGAATGAACGGTATCATTACCATAATCGGTTAATGGCTATATCCTAGAATAAAGGAATAAATGAAAATAGCAGTATATACAGTTGCTTTGAATGAAGAGCAATTTGTTAAGCGTTGGTACGAATCTGCAAAAGATGCAGACTATTTGCTAATTGCAGATACAGGATCAACTGACAAAACAAAAGAAATAGCATCAGAGTTGGGTATAGAAGTTCATTCTATATCTGTGGCCCCCTGGCGATTTGATGATGCTAGAAATTCAGCTCTTTCATTAATCCCCTCTGATATAGATTATTGTATATCGCTAGACATGGATGAAGTGTTGTCAGAAGGTTGGAGGGAAGAATTAGAAAAACTTCCTTCTTCAGTAACAAGACCTATACATAGACTAGTTACTTCATTTGATAAAGATGGAAATCCAGGTGTTGAATTTGATGCATTAAGAATTCATTCAAGACACGGACACAGGTGGAAATATCCAATACATGAATCTGTTGCGTTTTATGGCATAGAAGAAGTTAGACAAGATGTAAACATCAAGATCTTCCATTATCCCGATAACAATAAATCAAGAGGGCAATACTTACCTTTGCTAGAAATGGCTGCACAAGAAGATCCTACAAGTGATAGGTGTGCACATTACTATGCAAGAGAGTTATTCTATTACGCTAGATATAAAGAAGCAGCAGTTGAATTTAAAAGGCATCTAGAGCTTCCTTCAGCTTTTTGGAAACCAGAAAGATGCGAGTCTATGAGGTATATAGCAAAGTGTGAGCCAGACGATAAAGAGTACTGGCTAAGACAGGCAATTGCAGAATGCCCAGAAAGAAGAGAACCCCTTGTAGATCTTGCTCAATATTTTTATGAGCTTCAAGAATGGGACAGAGTAAAAGAGTATTCAGAGCTTGCGTTAAATATAAAAGAAAAGTTCTTAGGTTATTTCTGTGAATCAGACGCCTGGGGGTGGAAGCCACATGACCTTTTAGCTCTGGCTAACTACAACTTAGGTCTAGACAAAGAGGCACTACTTCATGGTAAAATTGCATTGGATCTTAATAATGATGACAGGCTAAAAAAGAATGTACAGTTCTATGAGTCATCTTTGTCAAACAGTGGAGAATAATGTCATACAGATTAAAAGTAATAAAAGATAGTCCAATCGGATTTTGCATTCTTGATGAATCTTCAAGCAGTTCTGTTGCCATGGATTATTCGGGCTGCAATAACAACGGATCATATACAGGCTCTCCCGCTACAAATATTTTGCCACTTGTTCCAGGCGGAGGATCGGGTACAAAAATTACAAATGCCGCATACATTACTTTTCCAATAACAAATAACTATTACACAAGCACCTCTACGCCAGGGATGGCAACAAAATATTCTTCAGATAACGATTTTAGTATAGAGTGCTGGGTACATCAATCAATTGAGTCTACTTCAAAAACCACATTGTTTGCAGATAACACTAACAAGGTAGGTCTCTATTGGGACAGGGGAGACATTGTATTTAATGTATCTCAAAATGATGAAGTTCGATACCCAGTAACTTACTCAAAAAGATCAATGCACATTGTTGGAGTATATTCAATTTCTTCAATTTCTTTATATGTGGATGCAAGACTAGTGGCAACAAAATCTTTGTCATCTGAATTTAAATTTACAAATACAGCAATTGCATTTACGGCAGGGCCAACATCAAACGTATCAGATTCTTTTATAGTCGATGCCCCAGCAATATACAGGTACTCTCTTTCTCCACAATCGGTATTAAGTCATTTTAATGCAGGAAGCGTTTCGTCCTCTGCAATACAAATTGTTGCCCCAGATCAAGGTATATTGTTTTCAGGCACAGACGCATCTATCAGGGCTCAGTTTCAATATTCATATCCTATAAATAGAAGGTGGACGGAATTCCTAGATGAAAATACATACTATGATGAAGCGGCAGGATATATTTCATTTTACAATACTTATACCTCTGTAGCTAAAACATTTATTATGGAAGATTTCTTTATGGTCCCAAGCGGGATCCCGTATGTAACTTCAAAGGTTGAGTGGAGAAATGATTTAAATATATCTGTTGAGTCAAGCGTAGACGGGCTGGCATGGGAAAACTGTACAAATGGAATGCCATTGCCTCAATATACAAAAGATTCATTTAGCTTAACAGGATTAGTTTATTTAAAGATAACTATGACAACCTCAGATGCCAGCAAGTATCTTCCAAGACTTGCATATTTTGCAGTAAGCTTTTATACAAACAAAGATGTCTATGCAGACAACTTTGGATATAAGATATCATCTCCAACTGAATACTATATTGGATCATTAAATTACCCAGTTCTTTCAAGACATTATGATAATGGAATAAGAACAAAACCAGGCTCTGGATTTAATTTGTCCGCCTCCTCTTCTGTGAACTCTACAGAGATGCTCTTTACACCCTCTACAACCGCCGCCAACACCCTTATGTATTTACCTGCAGGCTCAGGCATACCAGAAACAAAGTATGCCTGGAACGGCTCAGGAACGGTCTCAAAGGCAAACATCTTATCAATATTTGTAAACGGAATTGATAGAACATCGGCAACTAATATAAGTTCATTTTTAATAGAAGAAGAGCCACACCACATAGTGATTAATTTTACTGTACCGATTTTAGGAAACATTCAATTTAATTATTTAGTATCTGGGGGTCCTACATGCCTGTATAACAATATAGCTGTATACCCAGATTACCTAACACAGCAAATAGTAAACACCCACTATGGTTTATATATAGGGAAAGCTTTAGTATCTATTTCAGATCCGTCCATTTCTGTGACAGAAAAACCGTTTAGGGCATACAATAATGACTGGATTGTGTTACAAAGTATATAATTCTGTCACCTCGGTTGACAAAAAGCTGGACTTGAGTAGACAATAATGGTAAAATAAAGTCCTATGGATATCAACAATACTAAATATAAGGTTCTTGATGAAGAAAGCACACTAGGCATATACGTCTGGGAAATGCCCGACGGCAGATGGATTGGGGATGATGATGGCAATTTTCTTTCAGTCACGTCAAAAAAGAACAACAGGTCTCTCATGGACGCTTTGGCTAGAGAAGTTCGCTCATTTGGTATTCACGAGGGCAAACCTAAATTCCTTTCTGCCCGAAGAAAAATTGACGACGAAGAATTTGAATACCAGCAACAAAGATTAAAATGGGGATTAATACCAGACCCGATGGATATTGGTAATTACAAAGATGAAATGAAAAAGATGGGTGGAGCAAAATGATTCAAGAGCAAGAAGAAGACGGAAGCACTATTGATATATCTAACACATCCGACTGGTTTTCTTTTAAAAAAGAACAGCCAACAGATGACCCATTTGCCATAAGCGGAGACGACCTAAGAAAAATAAGAGGGCTAGGATCAGCATTTAAAAGAAAGATTAACAGAGAATTTTCAAAGTCTTTTTCAGGAATTGAAGGAGTTGGCACACAACAAAATCTTCTTGCACAAGCTATTAGCGGCTATGCAATGTTTGATCTTATTGAGCCGCCATACAACCAAGAGTACCTATCTAAAATTTATGAAGTTTCAACATATAACTATGCAGCAATTAATGCAAAGGTTGCAAACATTGTCGGGCTCGGCTACGACTTTATTGAAACAAAAAAGGCAAATGATGCATTTGATTCAATAACAGATGAGAAGCAGTTAGAAAGAGCACGTAAGAAACTAAACAAATTGCGTCAAGACTTACACGCATGGCTTGACACAACAAATGTGGAAGACACATTTACTCAAACATTAATTAAGGTATACACAGACTTAGAAGCAACAGGAAACGGCTACATTGAAATTGGTAGAACTACAGGCGGAAACATTGGGTACATAGGTCACATTCCAGCGAAGACAATGCGTGTACGTAGACTCAGGGATGGCTTTATTCAATTGCTTTACGGCAAGGCTGTTTACTTTAATAATTTTGGAGACTCTGAAACAGAGAACCCAATTGCAGGACAAGAAGATAGACCAAATGAAATTATTCATTTAAAGAAGTATACTCCAATGAACAACTACTATGGCATCCCAGATATTGTGGCAGCCCAAGTAGCTTTGGTGGGTAACGAATTTTCTGGTAAATATAACCTTGACTACTTTGAGAACAAGGCGGTACCTAGATATATTATTACAGTAAAGGGAGCAAAACTTTCACCAGAATCAGAAAGAAAATTGCTTGAATTTTTCCAAGTAGGATTAAAGGGGAAGAACCACAGGTCCTTATATGTCCCTCTGCCATCAGATACTCCAGACTCAAAAGTTGAATTTAAAATGGAGCCTATCGAAGCTGGCAATCAAGAAGGCTCATTTGAGAAGTATCGCAAATCAAATAGAGACGAAATTCTTCTTGCCCACCGTGTGCCAATTAATAAAATAGGAACGCCAGAAGGAGTTAACCTAGCAGTTGCTCGTGACGCAGACAAAACATTTAAAGAGCAGGTTTGCCGACCAGCCCAGATGATTCTGGAAAAGAAAATTAATAATATATTTGACGAAAAGACAGATGCCCTACTCCTAAAGTTTAATGAGTTAACATTAACAGACGAAGACACCCAGTCTAAAATTGATGAAAGATATTTAAGAATGCAGGTTATAACACCTAATGAAGTTAGAATTAGAAAGGGCATGATTCCAATTGATGGCGGGGACGTAGTAATTGAACTCAAAGGCCCAGCCGCATCCGAGCAAGCATCCGTAGCTGGAAATACCAGACAAAGATCTCAAGATCGCCAAGCAACCTCCCCAGATGTTTCTGGAGAAGGCAGAAATGCCAAAGGCGACGGCAGACAAGTTGACTAACCCCACTCAACTGTTATTTGCCTTTTTATCTATAAGTCGCTAAAATTAAGCATATGAATATTGAAAAGTCTTTGTGGTCCAGTCATGGCGACAACATCAGTCTATCGGTTCCCTTTACAAAGGTTAACCGTGAAAAGAGAACGGTGTCGGGATTCGCTACATTAGATAATGTTGATCAAACAGGCGACGTTGTCACAGCAGAAGCAAGCCTAAAAGCCTTTGAAGGCTTTAGAGGAAATCTTCGTGAGATGCACAACTCAACAGCAGTTGGCAAGGTTGTTTCATTTAAGCCAGAAACATTTTATGATGCAGCAACAAAAGAATTTTATAACGGCGTATATGTAGATGCATACATTTCAAAAGGCGCACAAGATACATGGGAAAAGGTTTTAGACGGAACTCTTTCTGGATTTTCAATTGGCGGAAAGATTAATGAATCAGACAATGAAGTTAACAAGGCAAACGGCAAGACAGTAAGATTTATTAAAGACTACGATTTGATTGAATTATCAATTGTAGACTCTCCAGCAAATGAACTTTGCAATGTTCTATCTATTCAAAAAGTAAATGGTCAATTGGTATTTAAAGGAATTGCAGCAGAAGTTGTAACAGAAAACATTTTTTATTGTGAAGAAAGCAATTCTGTTTTTATCTCAACAGAAAAAACATATGACTCTCCAGTATCTGGTAAGCCAGCACAACTAATTGGTTGGGTTGAAAGTTCAGATGTTAACAAGTCAAAAGAGATTGATAAGATTCTTGATGCATATAAGCACTCAAGATTTACGTTGCCTGATACACAAATAGCAAAACAGGCAAACGCAGAAGGAGGTAATAAAATGTCAGAAAACACAGAAAACGTAGTTGCTGAAGTTGTTGCAGAAGATGCAGTAGTTGAAGTAGCCGTTGAAGAGACAGCAGTTGTTGCAGAAGATGCACCAGCGGCTGAGGCTCCTGCAGAAGATGCAGTAGCAGAAGACAATACTGCCGAGACTCTGGAAAAAGTAGCCGACGTATCAGAAGATAAGGTTGAAGAACCTGATTTTGCAAAGATGTTAGGCGACCTAAAGGGCTTTTTCTCAGAGACTCTAAATAAGGCATCAGAAGTTAATGCGGCACAAGTAACAACAATCCAAGAGACTGTTGA